GGTACATCCAGCCTCGAATGAGTATGTCGTCCCAGCTGTACAAGAGACAGTGCGACAAATTGGCGCGGCTCCAAGATCTGCAGAAAACAGATCATCCGCGGCCCCAGACCGTAGTGGCAATAGGCCACGATCGTCTACGGGGAGCCCTGTTGAGAAGAACTCCAGGGGGCTGGTTGAGGCTTCGGTCTCCCAGCTAAATAAACCCTTCCAACTCGATCCGAAGAACAATCGAGATGAACGGAGGCCTGGCCGACCAGGACCCAAGAAAAATTGGAAGAAGAAAGGTGGACAAGGCACCAGACAGTGGCAAAAGACGAATGCTATTGAAGTGTCAGCGATTCAAGCTGTCGAGGAAGAACGCGGAGCTAATGATGCGCTGCGGGAGTTACTTGACGATGCTTTGAATAAAGTTGATGAGCTTCAAAAATCTGCCCCGGCGGTCCCGAGAGACGCCCGGCCGGACATTAATAACAATATACCACTTGTCGAGGATTTTGGTTCACCTTTACCAATCCCAGAGGATTCAGGATTCCCGAAACAGCCTGAATTCTCTATAAATGACGTCTTACATAACAACATCTTGAATAAGAGTTGGACCTTTAAAGAGATCTCCAAGCAGAAGATTCGTGAATGGGCTCCGCCCATTGAGTGCTTTTCCTTGAAGATCTATCTTATTTGTGCTATCATTTTACTTCTCAATTTCAATTTGATATTAAGCACAATGGAGATGGGTTATGAAAGATATGTTCCACGGGTGCCAGTGCAATGCTTGGCAGTTTCAATAGTACTTACTTTGGTCTGGATTATCAACAAGACCATATTGGTTGTTTATGCAATCAAGTACAAAGCGCATGTGTGGACAACCATGCGCATTGTGCAGTACGTACCTAGCACCACTTCTGATGTCAGACCTGATTTGACAGCTATGAGTGACCTGAAGCACAAGAACCAGCTTACTTACCGGGTTGAATTTTACCGAGAATTCTATAGACCGGCGGCTGATGTTGTGCATGCGGCTCGTTTCAAGAAGAAGAAGAGGAATACCTTGTGGGATAGGGGTGGAGGGGTTTTGTTTGCAAATGACTGGTTAACCGCTTGTATCATAACAGCATTGCAATGGAAAATGGATAAAGGGGTGAGGAAGGAATCAAAACACAAGCGCACGCAGATGATAGTGTCTGCTGAACTTTTGATGCAAGTATTGAGTCAGCCAGTCTGCAAGCTCAATGCTTTGGAAGAGACCACTTGGTTGAGGATCAATCAGACTTTAACAAGTTTACATACAGTGAATGAAGACAAAAGATTGGTTCTCACTGAGCAGATGATGCAGAAACAGGAGACAGCGGTAGCAGCCAACTTCATATTTAAGTGTGAGGTTCAGCGGTTACGGAATGTCCCTTTTCCCCGTCCCCATTGAAACTGAGGTGGTTCGCATATGGCTATAGAATTAATGACGGCAAAGTTCCTAAATTGCCTGATGATTCTAAGGTGCGAATCTCTATGCATAGACGGAGTGATGTTTCCCGTCTACCGCCCATGAAAGTATCAATGGGGCCCATCATGCCTGCTTCCTTGCCCCATGCAGACACATCCGACACGTTCACCTTGCAGGGCGGAGTCGTGAAAAGAATAGCTACAACCATGCCAATCCCCGACCCGGTGTGGATGAGTGAATGTAAAATCTATGTAGCAAAATGGTTGAATGGTCATTGTAAACCACTTTCCCCCGATAGGGATCTTAGTTTCGAAACGTGGATAGAAACTAGACCATATCCAGATTGGAGGAAGCAAGAACTCAAAGAATGTTATGAACATATGGTAAAGAACATTCTGCCAGACGAATATAAGGTGGTTAATCTATTCATGAAAGATGAAGATTACCTTGAGTATAAACATGGTCGAGGAATATACGCACGTTGTGATGCTTTCAAATGTCTGTTCGGCCCTCTTTGTTCCGCCATCGAGGAAGACATGTATAGCAACCCTGAATTTATAAAGCATGTACCAGTGAAAGATCGACCTGAGTACATTAGTAGTTTCCTAGCTACTACAGGGGATCCAACAGGCGCCACAGACTTTACCAGCTTCGAATGCTCTTTTACTCAAGAGCTCCAGCAATTATATGGCCATACTATGTTTGATTATTACACACAGTATATACAGGATGACTTTCTGAAAACTATATTTAGGACTCCTTCATTGGAGAACTTTATTAAGAATAAGAATTTCAGTCTTAAGATGGTAGCTAAGAGAATGTCCGGGGAAATGGATACTTCTCTGTCCAACGGCTTTGCCAATCTTATGGTCAATAAATTCCTGGTAGAAGAGAAATTAAAACTAGGTAAACTCCGAATAGTTGTTGAAGGGGATGACGGTCTGTCTAAAACGTCCACAGGCAGGTTTCCAACCGAATCCGATTACAAGAGAATGGGCTTCAACATGAGAATAGAAGTGCATAATGATCCAGCGTCTGCATCTTTTTGTGGCATCATATATGATTCTGATGAGAAAATCAACATTACTGATGTCAAGGAAGTGCTAGCCCAATTCGGATGGGCTTCGCAGCGTTATGCCCGTGCTGGAAGAAAGACCTTAATGGCATTATTAAGATGCAAGTCGTTGAGTTACTTGCACCAATATCCTGGGTGCCCTATCATCCAGGAATTGGCATTGTATGGTTTGAGAATGACCAGATCTTATGATGTTAGACATTTCGTCGCTAATGATAGAAGATTGAGTATGTGGGAGCGAGACCAATTGAGGGAAGCCATTAAAATAGACTACAACCATGTAGTCCGAGATATTGGCCCACAAACTCGAATATTAGTAGAAAGGTTGTATGGTGTTCCAGTCGAGACCCAGATCGTTTTAGAGGAGTATTTTCGCAATAAACAGGACTTGTCACCTTGTTTTGATATTGATGTTATTAGTTGGCCTGCTTCATGGGTTGACTATTTTAACAATTATTGCGCAGAGAATACCTATGATGATCCCAATTGGGTCGGGAGGTATCATAACCACGTGATGCCTTTGGACTTGAGAGATTATGTCCATGACAGAACCAAGTAGATGGCCTTGGAGGGTTCTCAACAAATTCAGTGAAGAGCTGATACCTATTGAGATGACAGACTTGAAAGTACAGG